CCTCATTCTGTGTTTTTCACTAACTAGTGCAACTGGGGGCACGCCTAAAAATCTTGCTTTCGCCGCGCCCCCTAAAGGGATACTGCCTCGCAACATGCCGCTCAGAGCACGAGCATACCTGTACTTGCCTGTCCCGGAAACATCAATAGCTTTTACGCTTTGTGTTTTCTGGACGGCTAGTACGGCCCTCGTTCCTCTAACGACTGCTGCATAGACTGCATCATATTTTATTGCTAATTTAAACTGCCGCAATAGCAGTTCGGCATAATCCCTTATGCCGAGCGTGAGTTGGGTCGAATTCACACTGGATACCGTATGGACATCAGTCCTCTCAGTCGATTCTACCTCGACTTCACAGGCTTCAGTAGACCGTTCAAGTAGCATGTTGATCTTGCCCCTGATGTCATTCCTATAACCACCGACGACCTTGTGACTATTCACATAGATGTCAGCTATCCCCGACTTTAACCCAAACTCTTTCTCGACGCGCCGGTACAGTAGCGCCTTCAATCTCGCAATCACAGCGGGTTGTCGAACGCTCATACGCGAGCCTAGCTCAGATATGCGCGTCTCATGCGCACCTATTAACTCAAGTGCGTCTGTTGGCTGCTGGCTCTCAGACCTGCCATGGCATGCTGTCGCGCAAGCACGTGATAGGTATTGCATGCCATCGACCTCTGCCTTGCTTGTCTTGTGTTCTATCCGTAAGAATTCACCCACTGAGAACGCGTTACACTTTTTCGCCTGTGCACGCGCGTTGATCGCTGCCATCTTTGCAAACGTGTTCGTTACAGCGCCCACCGTGTCAACAGCTATCAAAACGTCATCTCCATTGTGAACACTCTCAACAACGCCTTTCGTGTTAAACACGCCAGCTATTTTCATGTAGACATAATTAAGCACGGTGTTCATAAACGTAGTCAACCGCCAGCCCGACAATAATGTGCCGTGCATCTTATAGAACTTGTCTGAACTATTTTCTTTCACACGCACGTTCCACACCGATGCCATGACCCACTGCATCGCTCGCAGCTGATCATCTGACATACTGTTCTTAAAGCAGTCATTGTACGCTTGGAGTACGGCGTACATCGATTCCGTCGAATGCTGAGAATTGAAGTCATCGTAGTCATAACATAATGACTCGGCGTCGCCGAGCATAAGCTTGAGCTTCTTATGCACCCTATCTGCATTTGCCTCTGACCCCACTGGAAACTGCCCCTGTAGTGCCTCTTCACACATATACATTGCGAAGTTGGTTATCACTGTGCTAGTCAGGTCAGTACCATATATCGCGCGTTGCTTCGCCCACTCGTATTTCGTCGATGGCCACGCCACAATCTCTGCAGGCCTGTTCATGAAAGCGTCAAGTTCATGCTTTGACATCGCGCAAAGCGTCACAAACTTCGTCTTATGTCTATAACTCTTTGCTATGAATGGCTTATCTGCCTCATGTTGCGAGTGGACAGACCCTGCAGGAGACCACTCCCACCGAGCCTTGACATATCTGTCCCACGTCATCCTTCTGTAGCGGTATCCATCTCGCTGCGACTTATTTAACATGCGACACACCTCACTATAGACCTTTGCCGGGTCAACATTCACAGCATCGACATTAGTGCGATGTTCTTTTTCAGCTTGCCAGTCAATTTGCCCAGCACCTCTGTTAACAAGAACATGAAGTTCGAACAGCTCCGTTAAGTCTAAGACGTCGGCATGGTGCAATGACTTCATAGGCGTTGCGAATACTGACAGTGACTTCACTAGTGTGCTTACATTACACCCACGCAATTTCAGAAGTTCATTCAGCAACAGTCGGACGCTCCGTTCCGACGCCGTTACTGCATACAACAGAAATGTTGAGACCATTCCTTCAGTAACACCGCTTATCTCGCGCATTAATGTAAGACAAGCTGATGCATAGCGCAATGTGCTTTTACCTTCCGCGACTGACCACACTTCCTCCGGACGTAGGTGAGTATGGTGCTCACCCGTGATAAGCGCCCGTTCGAACTCACCTTCGCGTGGCGCTGTCGTAGTGTGCGCTAGAAGCGGAACAAGCTTGCGTGCATCGTAATCAGCATACACTGCCAATACACTTAGCGGGCTAACTCGCCCGTACAGATAGTTGTCCACTTGACTAAACGCCGCTGACACAGCCTGCTTCACTCGGCCTGGCGCGAAAGTCATCGGCTGGTCAGTTGAAACATACACTCCTACGTATGCACCCAGACTTAGCCGGAGAACACGCACGCCACACCAACCCTCGACTAACCATGATACGCCCTGTTGGAAATCAGGCGTCATGTGTTCGACATCGACAAGTACATGCGTTGCTTTGTGCCTGTCTACCACCGTTAGTCTCGCACGGCGCGTGCTTACCCACACCGGTACAACGTTCTGCTTCAGCCGATAGCGTTTCTTCATGCGTTTAGCCTTCCGTAGCCCTGCCGCAACATCACGCTCAAACTTCCCAACCGGGTCAAGCGGATCCGTGTCCCACCGCTCGACTTCTGCTAAGTCACAACGAGCAAACTCCCCCATAGCGCGCGCCTCGTTGTCTTCGCACCTACACACGCTATCAGTCTTCAAAACGCGTTTACCCTCGACTAGTGAGTAACGCGCGCCCATTTCCGTTGGGCCAGACGCCATCCTACAACCACAAACCGGCGCACGCTGCCCTACTCTTCCGGCGGAGGGATCACCGCCGCAGTGACCACCTCCGCCTCGTGAAAACCCGACTGGTCACGTTGAATGTAACCACGCAATTTCCTCACGGCAGAGCTAACATCCACCGTTATCTCACCAAGTGCCGGCGGCGCCGCATGCCCCCCAAACTCGCAAACCCTGTATTTCATGTCATCACGGGTGCGACTAACGCTAGCCGTCAATAACGACATATTATACTCGATTTTATCATTGCTCATTTTAGTGTGCACATCAGGGAGCGGAATAAAATGGTGTTCGCGGATACGCTTGTCCGTCACTTTATACCTGTCAAGTCTGTCTTCTTGCGTGCTCATTAAAGTGTAAACAAATTGTGTCTCATTCGACGCAGAGAAGCGTTTCGCGTTAACCGTTGTTGCACCACGAATCGAGACATCCTCACCACATAGCCTTGCCAGCCATGCATATGCATGTGCCTCCTCCATTGTCGCGGGTGCGCCATGCCTATCTTTTGACCCGGTAAACGATATTGTGCCCTTCAGTGCCCAAGGCCCGTCATTGCCGAACATCGGTAACGGCATTGCGAGTATAGGTAACCCCGGCGGAGGCAGTACTGTGACAACTAGATACTGCCCCTCGGCACGATCAACGAGATCATAACCACCGACGTCGCCCACCACCTCAACGCGCAGCTCCAACGGCTCACTGAACACTCCGTCAGATACGTTTGTGTAATAGCAATACGCTCCAGTCACTCCAGTACGTGGCACGCCACATCTCAGAGCCTCGCTCACCGCAGCCGTTAACTGAGTCTCCGGTCTGATGATATACTCTTCCGACGTAAGCACGTCAGTTGGCATCTCCTCGTTCTGACGACGTACGGCTCTAGCATACAGACCAACCGGTGCTGCCATAGCCTTGAGCATTGCGTAAAGCGCTAATCGCTCAATCTTATCACCAAGGAAGTAATATTCGTCAAGCGCACGCGGTGAAAGCAGAGCGCCCTCACCCTCAACGAGGAACTGGTACCTCGCGCGAGATGCTGCAAATGTTGGCAGTACAACAGCTCGCTCAGTACGTAACCAAGCGTTACCCTCCGCTGTGTCTGGAACGTACTGATACCACAGCTCACTAACAACTGCCAACGCGTCCGAAAAGTTACTAAACAAGCGGTTAGCAGCAACGTATCGACGCGTCGCAGTCATCGCTGCCCCTGATGACAACGTCGGAGGCACAACTGCTGCTACGCCGTGCTCCGGGGCTATCCACTGCAACATGTCTACCTCGGTTTCACGTCGGTAATTAATGTTATTAATTAGCATGGGTGTGTCGAAGTCGAGTGCGTGCCTAGTAGTGCGCCTCCACTGACCAAGCATTGCCAATATGAACCTGCTTGAAGCTGTATCCATGCCCCGTAATGATATGATATCGTGTAAATTGTTGGGAAGCACAGTGTTAACAAGACCATACGCTGGATAACTGTTATCTTCATTACCACCAGGCCAAGACCAAGGTTCATTTGCAGCCTCTCGATAGTCCGCAGGCCACACCTGATTACGATCAATTGCTACGTGACCATCATTGTATTCTGGTAACGTGCCACGCATGCCTTCAGCGCCATTCGCCTCGCCCAACTTAGCCAAGATCGCGTAACGCAGGCAATTAACCAAAAGTGCCGTTTGGTTGTCTTGCCAGGATGCGACTTCTGCGTTAGCCACGTGAGTTGAGTAGACAGCAGTTTGGACTCCGCAAATCTGCTTCAACTCGCTCGACAATGCCTTGAAGTTGAGTTTACCTTCGACCTCCAGGTACATCTTGTTCACGCCATCCAAGCTGCTCGGACCCCCTTGGAAGCAGGCCGTCACTAAACCAAGACTCGTCATCGTTTGCGCGGTAGTAAAGTGACGTGAGTAGGGGTACTCCGTCACCTTCACGCGTAACGCTGCGCGCGCAGACACGATGTTCGTTCCGTTGCTGTTCAACACTTCAATGCCGGGGGCATCGAGGGCGGGCAGTACGTGCTTAATAAACTTATCCATGCTAGGGTTTTTTACG